CCTCCGGAAACCATAACAGTTGGCCTTTTTTCTCCGGTCAGCTCTTCATCAAACATATCATTGTGTACGGTCATTGTTGTTCCTTTTGTTTTTAGTTGACGGTGTGGGTCGCCATGTTTTTACTTTAAATTTGGTACCTTCTGATCCACATCTTCTAATTTTAATTAGCAAATCAGAATTACCATCTTGCTTAGAAAGCTCTTCTTTTAGCTTGAAAGCTTCCTCATAGGTATCGAATATTTTAATTTTTTGCCATTTTTTAGGCGTTGTGGTTTCTGACATATGTATACTCCAATATAACAATCATTATTATATCAGAATATTGTGATTTGTAAAGAAATTATTGGCCAGTGTCGCCGGTATCTGTCCCTGTAGAACCTAAATCGTAGTGGTAGGCTATTTCTACAAGATCGTTGGCGCTTGGAATAACTGTAAAATATACTGTATTGTCGGATGGCTCATAATACCAATCCCAGTTTAAGGCGCCATTTATGAACACTCTTATGCTGGCAATGTCTTCTGGAACATGTGTTAATTCTAGTGATTCGTAAGGCTCTAAGCGCGTTGAAGCGTCCGCAACACCCGGTGACCAGTCTTCCGAGCATATATCAACTATAGTGCCTCCAAAGTGATTTACGGCTTCCATATAGCGGTCACCGACATCAACAGAAGAAGGTGTACTGTCGCAAACAGAATCTGCTTGTGATACGTTGTTAATGCTAGCTATGTATGCTGAGCCACCTCTGAGGCTACTGTACCAGTTTGTAAAATCTATTACATTAACAAAATGATTGTTGCTCTGCTCTTCTTCGTCCGACACGAAAACAATCAGCAATGCTGCATCGCTTCGCATCCAAGTAGAAGCATAGGAATTATTTACAATATATTCGTATGCTGCATCAAAGCCCTCTTCCATACCGCCGCGTGCCATAGCGTTGTACATGTTCAGTGCATCTGCTACATCATCACCCGGAATTAAAGGAAATTGAGCCTCGTTTACTGCTTTAGCTGGATCATTGCTTAACATAGCAAGACGCCAGCCTGTTTCTGGGAGCGCGTTCATCATTGCTTCAATGCCTGCAATTAATTGTGGATCGTAACGATTCATCGAGCCAGATGTATCAATAATCCAAAGAATATCTACTCCATCTACACTCATTGGTTGTCTAAATGAGTCAACCCATATCTCTCCGTATTCGATTCCAGAGGGAACTTCTACAATGATATATTCAGGGATTGTAATATAAACTGTTTCGCCTTGGCCTTCACCTTCGCCATGTAAAACATAGTCGATGTTGCTAGTGCATCCAGCAATCATCGCAACGAACAGCAATAGCGCTGTTTTTAATAATTTGTTTGCCATCCCTATTAGTACGTAGAGGATGTCACAGGAAAAAGTTGGTGTTCTCTTACTTTTTTTCTTTTTCCGGTCTCGTCAATGTATATTTCATAATCATAAAAGTCGTTTTTTGGAAAAACATACAAAATTACAGCTTTATCTGATATCTCTTTCAAAAGATCACTTTCACTGTCTGCAAAAGGCTTATATAAGACCCAATCGTCAATTCTATACTTCATGATAGCTTAAATTCTGAATTTAAAATCTTATATAGTTTTGCTGGTGAGATATCACTTCTGTCGTATACTTTTATTACATCCCATTTTACAACATTTGAAATTCTCAATGCATAGGCAATCCACTCGCTACAATACCACTTACCTTTTCTTTTTATATTGAAAGGAAATACATGAGACAATATCATCCCCCACCAGTCATAACGACACCCCTTGGTCATTTCGAAAAACTGATTAATTAAATACAACTGCTGTTCGTTGACTTTTATAGTTACGAACTTCCAATCTGACTCATTGTATACGGGTGATACTACTGCTGATATTTTTGAAGTCTTAAAAGGACTAATCCCTACCCACGTTATTCCGTCGGGCAGGATTAATTCTGCGTGGCTAAAGTCGCTTTTTGTCCACCAGCGGACGAGTTTGTTAATAAAATTTCCTTTTCCGTGGTAAAAAGCGACCTTTATTTCCATTTTTCGTTATACAAACCTCGCAATAATTTCAAGTCATTCTATTATTACTTATTTCGTTATTAACGATATCATCAATTTTTATAAAAAGTTTTTTTCTTTTTAGTTTTCTTTTCTTTTCAAGCAAATGCCAAGCGTCTTCAATTTGGTCATTGAATGTTCTGTCAGCAATTTTTTCTTTGTATGTTTTTTGTTTTTTGTTATTCATTCTTGTATCCTGTGAGTGTTTCACCATTAATGCTAGACACTATTTTCACCATGCAGGCCGGCAGTACTTCAACAGAATTCCAACGAAACCAATAAACGTGCAATGCATCATCGTCAAACTGGAGCCAGCTGTTGTTATTATAGGCTAGTCTCTCTAAGTAGATGATTATCCCATAAAGAGGTTCAGATTCGACCGAAACCCACTCTCTTTCTTTTACAATATCTCCAATATTATACTTCGTATAAGATATTTGCTCGTTATAGCCCACATTTTATATAGTAAAACGACAATAGTATCGTATATTGCCAACTATATATTATTGACATAGTTGAGGGCACAAAATGTTTGCAGTTGCAATTGCGGTCTTATGTATTTGTTTAAGTATCGTTGTATATCACGCAATAAAGTTTGTACAGTATACAAAAATTCAAAAAGCGCGTAAAGAATATGCGCTATATAGATACAAAGAAATGCAGGAAACAAGCAAAAAGCCCGAAACCAACATATTCAGAGATATGGCTATAGAAGCGATAGCCAGCCAAAGACTAATCTATGATGAGCGCACTGGAAAATATATTAGGCGTAGACAAATTAAGATGGACTAAAGAACCCACGGGCTCTTTTTTTCTGAAAAAGCCCCACCTTCGCATTCACATTCATATGCTGTAACAGACTTCATATGACCCATTCCGCGTTGGCATGCTTTGTTACACACTTCTATTTTTTCTTTGTCAACTTTACAAGTTTGTAAAGAGACGCCTAACAAAATACAAACTGAGACAATAGATATAGATCTAAATGCAGCACTAGACACCACTTTAACTTGTTCTATTTCGCTCATTGTTTGTCTTTAATTTAAATGGTGGAGACGGCGGGAGTCGAACCCGCGTCCACAGTAAGTCTAATTGTAGTCATTCACAAGCTTGGATAGTTTTTACTCCACAAACTATCAAGTGTAGACGGCTTTATCCACATCGCTTACCGTCCTGTTGCGATGGGTGGTTTGATTTTTACAACTTATCTGTTGTTTTGCTCAAATTGGATAGAAGGCTTTGAGCGGCCTCCCTACTAAGCTGCTAAGCGCTGTTCGAAGTGATTGTTGTTGTTTGCAACTATTGTTTTTGAACTGTTAAGGTCGTATCTAACCTGCTTGCACTATTCCTCTTTCTTACCCTGTCGAAACCATTTCATCCCCTTAGTTTTTTATATATTACACCAGCTGGACCAGAAACTTCATTATCTAACCAAATATAAATTTCTTTTTTGTTTTCTTCTCTTTCAGTTTTAGTAAAATTTATGTTTTTCTTAGCAGACTTTATTGCTGCAGGCTCTGAAGAGTGTTTACTAACTAAATCACCCATAATAAATCGGCCATTCCATTTATATACTTTCCACATAATATTTTACTCTTTTATTAAAGGTCCGCGTGGATTTCTTGCTCACCACTTGCTAGCCTACAGTTTATTTGTTTCTAAACCCTTTTTACTGATGCTCTTATAAGGCATGGAGCACCCAAAACCAATAATTGACGGACCTGATACTATAAGTTTACTTCATATTTTTTACAATATTTCTTAAAATCTAAGTAAGTTAGGCCCAGAAATCTAGCAGCGTCTTTTTTCGATTTAGTAGTAGATATCGCAAACGTAAGTAGCGCCTCTTTAACTATCGAATTTGTACTTCGCCAGATATCAAATCCATAAAGTCTATTATTAATGTAATTACAAGAAAGTTCTAACTTCACAGCTATCAATTGCTCTAAAGTTAAAGAACTAACACATGCTAACACACTATCATTTAAAACACCTTGATCTTTTAAGTTAGTTATGATACTAGTATTAATAGTAGTTGATTTATTAACTTTCATAACCATCACTTGCTAGCACATATAAATTGTAACGTTGAAAATTCATCTTGTCAAGTGTTTTTTTTGTAAAATTTTTAAATTTCTAAATCGTACTCTTCTTCAAGAGGACCTAAGTCGGCATCTGAGCTTTGTTTTGCTGAATCATACGCTTGGTTTGTGGGTTCTTCTACACTGGTATCCAACTCGTCTTCAAACTTATCAAAGTAGAGCTTCATGTTAGCGATCAAGTAATCATAAAACAACTCTTGGTCATCATTATCAGCTAGTAACTCGTATGAGTCAATAATGTTGGCTTCAATTTTTTTGAATGACTGGTAAGCAACGTTGCGTCCGGTTTCATCACCCTCGACTCCCGAACCAAATGAATCTACTGGATCTTCTTCAGGTTCTTCTGCTGCTTTTTCAGCGTCTGTTCTAATATCAATAAATTTCTCACCATCAATATCTGGCTCATCAGAAATCTTAATATCAACTTCTTCATCAATTTCTTCGTCTAAGTCTTCAGGGCCAGCATCAGTGTTAACCTTAGCCGGTGTAAGTGTGTTAACGATTGCGTTGATTATGTGAGAACGAAAAGAATCTCTTTGATCCCGATTTGTTGTTAAAGACTTGTAATCTGTTTCTAGAACTGGTATAATCTTCTTAAGTAACTCTTCCAGAACATTGATTCCAGTTGATTTGTTTGGAGTTGGATCTACATCGGGTACCGAAGCTTCAATTATGTATGAACGAATTTCGTGCTTTATTAATTTTGAAAGCAGTTGCTCAGCTAACTTTTCTTCATTCAAGCTTTTCTGCTTGACATGACGAATTAAATGCCTTATATTAGTTCTTAACGTAGTTTCATCTTGGTTCATTGTAATATGCCTCTTTCTATAATTAGTCTCATAACCTCGTTGGCGAGTTTTAATTTTTCGTCAGTTCTTTTCTTCTTATCTTTTTTGGCCGGCTTATCCGACCCAGATGCCAAAGGGGCTGTGCCTATAGCAACTCCCCCGCCGCCCATACTAGCTTGCTCTTCCATATTTGAAGAAAGTCCAAGTATTTTTAATACATTATCTACGTTTTCTTCACCAACAAATTCAGCAATTTCATCACGATTTTCTGGATTTCCTAAAGCATTACGAAAGTCAGTAGCACTGAATGGTTTATCACCAGATCTTTGCATAGGCGTTACAGCAGTGCCTTCTGGTGTTAACAGCTCTACTCCTTTTTTGATGTATTTTTGGGCGCCAGTCCACCTTTTCCAGTCACAGTCTTTAGCGCTGCAGCCAAGTATTACTTTATCTCCAACGTTTAGTGGGCCTTCTTCACCAACATATTCGTATGCGGCATTAATAGGAGAAGCATGGTCAGATATTCTTACATCAACGTTTGGAATATCAACAGTTAATAATTTCCATATTTTAAGAGAATCATCAGCAGTAATCTCTCGTCCATTTGGTAATCTTCGGCCAGCTTTTACTGGTTTCGATATTAAAACAATAACCTCGTCAGCTATGCCGGCATACTTTTGTACCATATCTAGGTGCCCCTTGTGAGGCGGCTTAAAAGCACCGGGTACAACCGCAACAGTTTTTGAAACGTTTGAGTCCACTACTGGATCTTCGTTTTCATCTTCAAATTCTAATTCAATTTCTTGCGGATCTTCACCAATAATTTCTGTTTCACTTACTTGTCCACCAAATTTGTCGCCTTTATCTACAGCAAAGTTTGCTCTACTGAACTCTAAACGGTCTACAAATTTGACACCATTTCCTTGATGGTCTACAGCAACATAGCCTTCTGGGTTTGTGACTACTAAGTCGCCGGATCCATCGTCAACAAAATGCTTGGTGTTGTATACAGCATTGTTGTATTTTTCAATAAAAATATTCTTTGCTTCAAATAACAGGCGACTAACCTTAAACAGATTAATAAAATCTTCCCTCTTGTTATTGAAAGAATTTAATAACACTGTTCCAGTGTTGGTTGCTCTTTGGCGGCCTTTTTCGCTTTTAAGGTTGTTGATTCTTTTTTGAAGGCGCTGAGAAAACCAGTTTATAAAACCATTAAAGGAATCTTCTGCGTTCTCTAAAAAGCTACCTGATTTGATTTCACTGTTAATGTATATGTTGAGCAAATCTAATGGCAGATCGCTATAATCGATATTTTCGTTAACCACATCGGCTTCTCTTACTAAGCGGACAACTTGTGCTTCTTCATCTTCTGTCAACGTTACGACGCCAGTATCGTCCGTAAAAAAGGCATCATCGAACCAGACACCGGGAACTCTTCTTAAGGTTGATACATCTGCTCCAAAAGTTGCGCCACTATCTAAACTATCATAGGTGGTGTGGACTACAATACCAAATTTTGACCGTCCAATTTGTTGTCCTAAGTCAGAATTCA